TGGCCTTAGATCCCTTTGCGGGTCTCCATTTTTTAATTTCATCAACAAGTTCTTCAAGATCAAAGTCTGACTGGCCTTGTAGATCTCCTGGGACTACGGAGACTCGATATGACTCAAGCCACTCACCCGTGGCTGACTGCCACTTACTTTGGCGGACGCTTGTTACGCGCCATGCAGAAGGGTCTAAGTCGAAGTCGCGAAGGATCGCGTCTGCATCTGCGGTGTTCCCTGCGGGTCTAGGAGTGCTGACAACAAATCCACCTGAAGCGTGGTCGATGTCCATGCGCGGTTTCCATGCTTCAGCTATTCCAGGAACTCGTCGGTCAGAGCCCGAGTCTCCTGGACTTGCTAGCTCTTCAAACTTTTCGTATAGACTCATGGGTTAAGCCGTCGCGCCAAACTTTGGACTTGTACCATAGCAGCGACATGCTTTTCTGCGGTGCTTATTTACAGCAGAGTCTCCTACGTCATATCCTTCTTCACGCAGAGCTGCCGCAATAGCTGTATTAGGAAGACGGCCTTGACCGCCAACTGGAACGTCAAGAACCTTACGTAAGGCTTCCTTGTCTTCGTCAGTAAGAATGTTAACCTCTAGAAGAGTTCCAACCTTACACGGCAGTCCTGCCGCGCTTGATGGAGCCTTAGAAAGTCTGTCTGCCAATGCCACAGTTGCCTCCTGATGTTCGTTGCTTTTACTGTGTTAGTAAACAATGTAACATGTTTAAGAGGAAAAGTATCGCTATCTGTACCTAAAACTATTCCATAAAGAATACTAATTTAAGTGATACCAGTAGTTAGATGCAGATAGAAACTGCTTAAATAGCTGTAGTTATTTTGTCGTTAGTCTCTTAGTTACGCTGTCTTTTGTTTTCGAACTCTTTCTGGCTTTGCTTGTTCATTGGCAGCCTGCGCGCTTACCATGCCAATTAAAAGTTCCTTAATTAGCTTAACCTCTGCGGCTGTTTCGTTTGCGCACGCTCCAAGTTTATTGACTCGGTCCGCAAGTGAGTCTCCACCATTTTCCCAGAGTTGATGTTCTACTCGGTCTAGACGGGCTGAGATTGTTCGGCCTTTATCGTCTACGCCAATCGCGTCATCTAGTCTACGTGTTACCTTATAGATTGAGCGTAGTCCTCCAAAGATAACTACTAGTGCGCCAACAACTGCGGCAAGCATCATTATTGGGTTATCAACTAACACGTGAGTTCCTATGCTTGTTAAGTGGTGAATAACACGATAGTCTCTATTCTACCCTACTGTGCCACATTTTACTTCTATAGCGTGAAACACCGAGGCCTGATGTTTACATTTTAGTCGACAGCCCGTTATAGTCAACATGTCACACATTCCGCAAATGTCTCAAACTTAATTTCTTAGCGGAAGCGCAGACAAACTACAGATTTTATGTGATAATGGCTATTTCTAATGAGAGGTAAAAATGGAAAAACAGACGCAACGACGGATTAGTATTAGAAATGTCGCTATGACTTATGGAATTCCAGCACGTGTAGTAGCCCGTGCGGTTTCTACAGGCGAACTCCCAGCAGTAAGAACGGTTACAGAGACTGGCCGTGAACGTGTCTACATCGCGATTGATGACGCTGACTTATGGTTTGCCTCAATGGCATCTGAATCTGCACTTGAGAAAGTACGTGCATAACTAAATGACAACATGGGACATCGATCCAGAAAAGTTGCGCAATGGCGCGCTTTGGTACGGATCACAAGATTGGAAGATTCTTCCGTGCTATGGAATTATAGGCGGGCGCTGCACCTGCAATAGTCCACACGCAGAACCAAAGGACGTCGGTAAGCACCCTAGTATTGGCGAATGGAATACACGCGCAACTTCAGATCTTGAACAAATCGGTGCGTGGTGGCAGCAGGCTCCGCAGAGTAACGTAGGTGTTCATTGCCAACCAAGTGGATTCTTTGTTATTGACATAGATCCACGGTCAGGTGGACCTGAATCATTTGAAAAGTTTGAAGCTCTTGTTGAAGGCGCACTGCCAGAGACAGTCGAGGCTATAACCGGAGAATACTCAGTCGGTGGTAAAACAATTCGTGGTCGACACATTTTCTATCGTTGCGATGAATCAGAAGCCCTTGTTGGTAACCTCAACAAGGCGGGTCTTCGTGGTATTGACATTAAGCATAACGGTTATGTTCTTATTGCACCATCTCGCCATTTCTCTGGTAACTGTTATGAGTGGGTTCCTGGTCATGCACCATGGGAAATTGAAATGGCTCAAGCACCTGACGAACTTCTTCAAGCACTACGTAAGCGCTCTCGTCGCTCGTCAACAACACTTGATAATGCGGAGTGGGATTGGGTTGACGGCCTTGACTTTGGTGGAGAGCGCATTGACGTCGAGCGTCTTCTCGAGGAAGGTATTGACGAAGGTTCGCGTGCTATAGACATCTACGCTATGGCGTGTGCACTTGCTAACAAGTTCCCAGTGCACACTGAAGCTGGACGTCTTGCCGTTGAGACTATGATGATTCGCTTTAACGCCGAGAAGGTTCGTCCGCCTCTTGCACTTGAAGGAGGCAACGGCTTACTTATGCACGTTCGTCGTGCTATTCAATTTGTTGTTGATAATCCTAGAACTGAGCGACTATGGCCAGGTCTTCAGGAGTGGGCACAGAAATCCCAGGACGAAAGTCGTGCAACAGTTACTAAAAAGACAGTGCCAGCACATCTTGAGCATACGTCAGACTACAGGCTAGACGATCTTCCTGGAACAATTGGTGGAACAATTAGCAAGTCAACTCAGGACGGCGACTCTGTTCTTACAGCAGCTAACCTAAGTAACATTGACGTTCCGCATGATCCTGACGCAATTGGTGAAAACGAAGGCGGAGAACCTGGTAAGCGCACGTTAACAGACACTGGTAACGGTCGACGTCTTGTTGATGCGTTTGGTCCAGCTGTTCGCTATACTCCTGGTCTTGGTTGGTTCCACTGGGAAGGCACATACTGGAAGCCAGACGTTGAAAATCTAGAGATGCGTGAGCTATCAAAAAAGTTAGCACCAATCATTGCGTCTGAGGTTGTTAACTACGACGGCGACACGGAGAAGCAGTCAGAGGTTATCAAGTGGGCGCAACAGGCAAAGTCTAATTCACGACTTGCTGGTTCAATTGAAAGCGCGACTTCAGATCCACGTATTCATGTTTCAGTTGAGGCTTGGGACTCAGACGAGTATTTGATGGGTGTTGCCAACGGAGTTATTGACCTACGCACTGGAGAGTTGCTGCGTGGCCGTCCAGATCTAAACATTACAAGACGTGCGCCTGTTGCCTATACACAAGGACTGCGCAACGTTCGCTGGGAACAATTTATTGACTTTGCAACTGGTGGAGATAAGGAACTACAGGAGTGGCTACAAAAAGCTGCAGGCTACTCGCTAACTGGACTACGTACACACGACGTTATGTTCCTAGTCTATGGTCCTCCTGGATCAGGTAAAAACACCATGGTTGAAGCTCTTGTGAAATGCATGGGAACTCAGCAGTACGCCTGGCCTCTTGACTCTTCGATTCTTGCACAAGGAGATGGACAAGCTCATGGTTCTGATCTTTATCACTGGGCTGAACTTCGTGGTCGTCGTATGGTTTGGGTTGATGAACTTCCAGAGTCTGAGAGAATGAAAGAAAACTCAGTTAAGAAACTTACTGGTTCATCTGAAATCTCAGCTCGTTCTCCTGGTGAAAAACCGTTTACTTTCCAGTCACGTGCAAAACTGTGGGTTACTACAAACCATAGGCCAATAATCAATGATGATGCTATGTGGCGACGTATTCGTCCTGTGCCTCTTAACAAGGTTCCTGAGAATCCAGATCCAGAACTAAAGGCTTACATCTTTGATCCTGAAGGTGCGCTACCTGCAGTTCTGTCATGGGCAGTTGAAGGCGCAATTAAGTTGATTAACTCTAGCGCGCGTGATTCGCTTGGTTGGTGCACAGCAGTAAGTGAAGCCGCTGACATCTATCGTAAGAACGAGGACCGTATTGGTATCTTCTTCTCTGAGGAAACCAAGGAAGCTGAGGGTGCTCGTATTCCAATGAAGGCGCTGTACGCTGTCTACCGTGTCTGGTCTGAAGAGCGTGGAGAACGCTCGATGACGCAGATCGCGTTTCAACGTAAGATGGCAGATCGTGGATACCAAATAGAAGGTCTTGGCTCACGAGCTGAAATTATTGGACACATCTTAGTACCTAGGTCTGTCCAGTCAGGTGAAGTTGACTGGAACGTAGTAACAATGTTTAATCGTTAGGATGGAAAATGAGTAACAACAGCGTGATGTACATGACAACGGAAGAGTACTTAAAGTTTATTCATAGTGCCCATACTTCGTACATGGTTAGTCGTGAAAATGCTATAACCGCACAGGGGCGCTATCATCTAGAAGACATAGTGATTAACAGCGCGGAGTTCTTTGAGGTCTCCTACCACCTTGTAGGTGCGCTTGGCGAAGTGCACATGCAGCGGACTCTTGCTGAGCGTCAAGAGTTAAAGGATCTTGAAGATGAAGCTGCCAAGTACGTGTCAAGAGGATGGCAGCAAACTCTGTTTGACGCGCTTGACGAACAGCAGGCTGTCAACAACGAAAAAATTAAGAAGAATAAAAAGACAAAAAATAAACTAAAGAAGGATAAAAAGACAAAATGAAAAGACTTATAGACAAAATTAGAGCTAGCAGAAACGTGAAAAGACACGTTGGCAAATCAATGTTCTGGGACTAAGAATTACAGACCTAAAACTATAATGTACAAAAGCAGTTAGTTGTTCAATAGTAATACCTGTACAAAATGGACTTTTGCGATAATAGACACGAGTTCAATGGACTAATGACAGTTCCTAAAAGGAAACACTGAAAAAGTTTATTTGATAGTTACGACAATTATGCCTAAACGCGATAAAGTAATAACTGCATTTAGGTGATTCTAGGGAGAGAGAAACACTCGGTGTAGGGGTTTGGTTAAGCGCGCGAGCATTAACCAAGCCCCTCTTTCTTTTCTAGTGACATAACGATCTTTCTAATAGTTGATCCATGCCAGTCTCCACCAAGAGTCGTTGGAGTGCCGTCATGATTTAGCCGACGGGCTATCTCATGGTAGGACACCTTGGCATCACGCCAGCCCAGGATCATCGCTAGGACATTCTCAGGGACCTTAGTCTTAGGTCCGATGTCGACACCCCACTTGACCCCTCGGTCCCTCCTGTCCTTGTGTACGTCCTTTTGACGCTCGGCTATGATTGCCCGTTCCATCTCCGCAAGCGCGGACATAATCGTGACAACAAATCTTCCCTGGTACGTTGAGGTGTCTAGGTTGAGATCAAGCATGACCAATCTCCAGCCGTTCGTGTTGGCATGATCTATGATACTTAGAAAGTCCTTAGTAGAGCGAGCCAGCCTGTCTACCCTAGTGACAAACAACGCCTCAGCAGATCCACTCTTAAGGCGGTCTAGAGCGTCACGAAGAGCTGGCCTACCAGAGATCGACTTGCCTGAGCGACCTTCCTCGCGAACCAGCTCGAACTCAGTATAGCCTGCGTCAGATGCTGCCTTGCGCAGTTCACGCTCTTGAGCAGACAATGACATTCCGTCGTTAACCTGCATCTGAGTAGACACTCGCGCATACAGGAGTGCAATTCCAGCCATGGTGTACCTTTCGTAGTTTGTTGTACATAAGCAGCGAATAAGACCTTAATGTACAATTCTTTATCATTAACTCCAAGGTTTCCTGATGTACACCCTTAAAGTTAAACGTGTATGATCCTATCGCCAAAAAGTAACAACTTCTAGCTTATACACAAGGTAGACTTCTGAGTAGAAGTTGAGCTTTAATTAAGACAAATAGTCCTACGCGTTACGATAGTTTGGTGATTGTTCCACTGAGCGAGTTTGTAGTTAAACGCCAACAGGCTTGGCAACACAAGACCTATGGAACACATCTTGATGAGCAGACTCAGGAGATGTTTAGCAAGTACCGATACACCAACATCTGGCGAGAGCTAGACCGACACAGCATCTACTTGTTCAACTCTTTACAACGAAATAAGAATAACTCGTTGGAGGAGGACATTATCACTACAATTAGGTTTAGGGCGTTTAATAGAATTGACACGTCGGAATACCTGCTAAAAGTTGCCGGGTCGTATGACGCTGCCTTTGAGACAACAGACAAGATCTATGGACTTCTTAAGGACAGAAAACCCAACTTTACCGCCGCGCACGCAAGATGCTTTGGTCTAATGAAAACCTGCGACGCGTACAGCGAAGACAAGTTAGTGGAGCCAGCTAAGGTGATTGCTGCGCAGATTAAGAGTGGCGACCAGTGCGCTGCATGGAAGAGTATCATACAGGTGACTGGTATCGCCGAGTTCATGGCCAACATGGTTACCATGGACGTAACTTGGCTGGGCAGTCGCTATCATGGCGGAGAGGACACTATCTTCTTTCCAAGGTTTAAGCGTGGCGCGGAGGCTGGACTTGCCTACTGCCAGGAGACTAACCAAGGTGGCATGGCAACGCTAATTGCCAAGTGCCGTGATGCCATCGACGCGATTGAGCTTCCAACCATAGATGGTAAGCGTATTGAATTTGGAATGAGAGAACTAGAGCACGCCCTGTGCGAGTACAGCAAGTACGTAAGGGTGATGAGCACGACATCAGTTAGCTACAATGACGTGCACCTGCGACGCTACTTTCCTGGATCATACGATGACACTAAGGTAGATGCTCTACCAAAAACATGGAAGATGTAGCAGCCAGTTAGATTTGTCACTGGCGCAGTGTATAATAGTCTCGATTACGTATGAGAAACGACTAGTCCACGAAAGCTGTGATACCTAGCCGCCACGCACAAACTAGAATCCGTCCTGAGTAAGACGAGAAATGGCTCGGTCCCGAGTACGACTAGAAACTGCTAGCCCTTCCGTTCAGTTCACTGAATGTACGCCTGGTGCCGGTACCACCATGAGGGGAATCGGACTGTTGACAGTGACACTGATGTCATATCAGCCGGCGCCAGGCTTTAGTGAAAGACTGCATAATCACAACATCTGTGATACAGTTTACGCATGGACGTTATTGAAAGAGACGAGCGACCTTGGGGTTACTACGAGGTTTTGCTACGTGACACAGGTATTCAGATTAAGCGCATTCACGTAAACGCGTGGAGCAAACTTAGCCTACAGACTCACAACCACCGAGCTGAACATTGGTTCTGTACTCAGGGGACTGGTGTAGTTACTATTGGAGAAGCGCGTATGGACATAAGTCCAGGTAAGTCTTTTTACATCGAGGCTCTGCAGATGCACCGCGTTGAGGCTACGCACTACGATCTAGAGTTTATTGAAGTTCAGGTAGGATATTACCTAGGCGAAGATGACATAGTTCGCCACAGTGACGACTACGGCAGATAACAGGTGAAAACCTGTTTTTCCGAGCGTGATTAAGGTGATACGTGCAGAACGAAAAGCGGGATCCATGGAAATGCGAGATATGTGGAAAACATCATGTGGTGCCACAGCTGGCTAGAGACTGTGAAGACAGACATCTTAGAGAGGAGTACGTATGACTGAGGACGAGTTAGTTAAACTTAAGGAAATGTCAAGACTGTTAGACAAGGCGTATGAGCACTACTTTTCATACGAAGGTCACTGCAAGTCGTACGAAGGATCAATTGAACTTCAGTACGGAACGTACTGGGACAGAAAAGAAAATCCAGCAGAGCTAAAAATAACTGGTGTTCACATTAGATCATATGTGTTCTGTCGCTCTGGACGAGATGAGTTCTTTGACTCAGTAGACGAAGCGTTAGCTGAGATCACAAAGTGGTACGAGGAGGAGATGTCCTACGATCCACATACTCCTGAGGCATTAGAGAATAATCGTCTAATGGACAAGATGGCCGCAGAGTTCATAACAAACATGACTACACACGGAAGGTTAGAGATCATCAGACTTAATGATGACTTTTAATTTACTTCCTTAACACCAGCTATGT